AACTTTACAACAGTTGAAAGAATATATTGCAAGCCGAAAAAGTACATTGCAGCAACTTTTTAGCAGAACTTAAAAAAGACTGCCAAAATTATTCGATTAAAGAAACTAGGCGGTCTATAAAGTCTTATAGACGACTTGTTTCAAGTACATTAAAATATCCTTGGGTAATTTTTCTGTGATTATCAGAGGCCTATCTTGTGCTTTGGTAAATTCCACGGGTTGTAAATAATCAATCAACATTCCATATATATAATAATAGGAAACACCCTGAAGATTATCTAAAATCGGTGTCAATGAGGAGAGCAAATATTGAAAATCATACCCACTAAATGTTTTTGGATAAAGGCCCCACTTCTTGAGATATCTTTCTTGTCGAGGCACATCTGGATTGACGAGTCGTCCTTGTTTTCCAAAATCCATTTCACATTGCCCGAAATCACCAATTTTTACAATAAATGTGCACATAATACCATTATTAAAAAAATCTCGCGGTTCTGGAAGTATTTTTACCATAATATTATCATATCGAAGATCGAAATGAACCAAATGACAAAGCTTTTCAAGTTCCGCAAGAGCATATGCTGTTTGATAAAAGAAATTGTACAAGTTGACGGGACTGTCCAAATCGATTGTTTCGGTATCTGATTGCAAGTATTCCATAATAATGACAACTTGATCTTCTCTTTTACCAATATCAAGTGTTCGGACAAAAAAGGGAATTACTTGTAGTAATTGTGTTGCGACAATATTACCACAAATTTCTGCATAGGGATATTCATAATCATTACTAAAAATCTTTATAACTACATTTTCAGTTGGTGTAGACAGGCGATACACAATATCCTCCTTGAGCTCAAACCATTCAGTGTCTTTGGCATCAATTTTCTTGTTTAACTCGCGATTGTAGGTGTGATCGTTGATAATCTCCTGAATTTGATCTTTGTTGCCTTCTTGGAATGCCTTGTATAATTTGTCCAACCGATCCTTGTTCCTAAATGATGATTCAATGGATTTTTTCATCTGTATTTGAAGAGTAAGTTTATTATTTATGAGATTAATCAAAAAAATTGATTGGCAGTAAAAACAAAAAAAAAATAATCAGTTTTTACCGAAAATCGGTGAAAGATTGATGAATTTTTTAAAAATATAAAAGTTATTAAAAAATGCCCAATTATTATTGTGAAAAGTGTGCCAAAGTATTTAGTCAAAAGAGTGGTTTAGACGAACATAAGAATAAGAAGAAAGATTGTGCAAACAATACAATGTTAAACACTATTATTGAAAATAAAGTTCAAGAAGTCATTTATGCAACTCAACAGAAGCCTGATATTACAAAAGAAACGCTTCCCGCATTTTTTGAAGATTTGCACAATTTGCTATGGAATAAAGCAGGTCTAAATCCTGAACGAGCACTGGAACATATGAATTTTTTCTTTGCATACCGCCTCATAGATCAACAAGCGGATATTCTAAGTTTACCTCAGGAATGTCGATGGTCATACATTGCAAGTTTAAAAAATCAAAACGACCTGTTTGAGTCCATTAAAAAAGGAGTATCAGAGTTTAGAAAAAGACCAAAAACAAAGGCATTTTTCAAACCACATGAAATTCAAAAAGCAGAAATTGTATTTGAAATTGTAAAGCAAATTAATAGAATTTCTCTTTCGGTCTTGAAAGAGACTGATACTTTAGGTGACATTTTTGAATATATGCTTGGTCGCGGTATGAGTACAATGTCAGATGATGGACAATATTTTACCAATCGTATAATTTGTAAATTGGCATTTAAATTAGCTGTTAGTATTAAAAAAAATCTACGCAGAGAGGATGGCTCGCTTTGCACTTTTGCAGATTGGTTTTGTGGGACTGGCGGGTTCCCCGCAGAATATATTAAAGGTGTTAAAGCTCATCTTCCCGACGTGGATTGGAAGAAAGAATCTAATTCTATCTATTGCCAGGACATGAATATGAGCAGTATCACTACGACATTGTTAAATTTTCTTATTTTGACGGGTATCCCATTCAACAATGAAAAGATTCGACAATCTAATTCATTTATTGACCCAATTACAATTGGTCCAAATGCACCTTACCAAGGCTTGGAAATTGACTATTCCTTTATGAATCCTCCTTATGGTGGTGATAAGACTAAAGGAAAAGAATACAAGTTTACTTATAGTAAGAAAGTTCTAGATAATGGGGTGGCAACTAAACGATTCTTTGTCAATCAGGAAATTCAAAGTATCGGTGTTGAGGATGACAGCAAGCCATCAGCAGGTATACAATTAGGAATGTCTACGCTTTCAGTGGGCGGAGTTTGTTGTATTGTGCTTCCTCAAGGTTTTTTCTTTGGCGCATCAAAAAAATGCATTGAATTGCGCAAAAAGATTGCGGAGGAATACAAGATTTGGTATGTTGTAGATATTGCCTCTGGTTCATTTTTAAACACTTGTACAAAAACATCCATGTTGGTATTTCAGAAAGGAGTAGGTAGCACTGAAAAAGTATGCTTTATTGGTATCGATGAAAAGTTATTGGCAGAGGCTAGCTTGGAGGATTTGCAAGCCAAGCATTATTCACTCAACTACAAGCATTATATACCGCAAAGTACCGTTGAAGTTGAAGGGTATGAGATGATAAAGTTGGGAGATATTATAGAAAAGGTAAAAGGTGGAAAAACTAATAGCACGGAAATTTCAAACAACGGAAACTATGATTTCTATGGTTGTACTGCTAAAGTTCCAACTGGTAAACATGATACTTTTGATTTTGAGGGTGATGAGTATTTGTTATTTGCTAAAAGTGGAGGTAATGCAAAAACAAAAGTTGGTGAAAATCTCGGTATTGGAAAGTTTCATCATGTGAAAGGTAAATCTGCAGGTAACATTGCAGTGTTCCAATACAAGATTAAAGACACGGTTAAAGTATCCTATCGGTACCTTTACCATACCCTTCGGTCTAGACTATATGAGATTCAAATGCTTGCTGATTATACTACTGGTAATGGTAATATTAATGTCGAAAACTTGCATTCACTAATCATTTTGCCAATTCCATCTTTTAAACGGCAGCTAGAAATCATAGAAGGTATCGACAATTGGGCAAACCTTATTCAGCAAGAGGAGGCTGCATTAAAGATACTGGAGAAGCAGATGATGTTTCAGGTCAAAGAATTGGGACGTGGACTCGAGCGTATAAAATTGGGAGATGTTTGTGAGTTTAATCGTGGAAAACCATTATCAAAGAAAAATTTCATTAATGGAAATGTTCCTGTAATTGGTGGAGGTATCAAACCTGTCGGTATGCACAATACTCATAATCGAGAATCTTTTACAATTTTAATTTCACAATCAGGAACTGCGGGTCATATCTCTAGATATAGTGTACCTATCTGGGCATCCGACTGCTTTTCTCTTTATCCAAAAGAATGCATTACAAATGATTATCTGTATTATTCAGTGTTGAATCTTAAAGATGATATTGACTTTTTAAAAGAGGGCACAGCACAACCTCATGTATATCCCAAGACAATTGAAGGTTTAAAAATACAAATTCCACCTCTTGTCGAACAACAAACTCTCCAACCTGAATTTGATGAGATTCGACACAAGCACGCAAAAATAGAACGATATAAAGCAAAGGAACAAGAGGCTATTCAACGTCTGATTCCTACCACAAATACTGGTATATGATTTGTTAAATTTACATCTTATTTTTTTAAAAAAATAAGATTTACCATATTGTTTCTGGAATACCCATCTCCTCATCCCAGTTTGTCCAATCATCATACATTTCATTTGGATCTGCGGGTAATCCTGGAATATTCCAAGAATTAATTTCCAATTGTTTACATCCTGTTCTATATACTATTAATCTATTGGAAGGATCCGGCGTTAACCCATGTTTTACTATTTTGTCTGTATATTTGGATAAAAGGCAATATAAATACATTTTTAAATTAATTCATATAAAAAATCAACCATCAATTTTTTTTGTACCAAACATTTTCTCCCAAATTTTTTCTAGTTCGGATTGCACATGAACAGCATCCAATTCTAATTGCGAGCTTAGCGTCTGAATAATTACATTTTGTTCGCTCTGTAAGGTTGTGTATAATTCATCATTACCTTGATTAATTATACTTTCAAAATGTTCATCATGTGTAGCTTTATTTTGCATCCATTGCTGAAAACTTGATTTGACTCGATCATAATTACTAATTTCAATTTTAATATCTGGATGAAATCCCACCAAAATATTGACAAGGCGAGCTAAATGACCCGAAGAACAAGTTCCAGCCATTTCATCCAATTCCTGGCGATAACGAATCCATAATTCATTTTGATCGGTTTGCTCTAAAATGTAGGATACCACGTAATCCAGTAGCTCTCTTAATGTTATTTTGATATTGTCACGTTGAAATAATGTTTTATCGGTTTCAATTCGTCGGAGAGCATTTTTTTGCGAGTCATTTAATTTTAGGTCGGGCAGTTCTGTATGACGACCTACATATTGCTTTTGTAAAATTTCTATATTGTTCCAAATTGAATCATTTATGGAAGAATCGTGTACATTTTGATGATCATCATAAATGGTTGTAATTAATGGTAAAGGCTCATGTACATCCAAGACAATATTTGTTTCTTGAATATATTGATGATGGCGCATCCAAGTATACAAAGTTTGTCTTTGCGCTGAATTTAATACAAAAGAATGTAAATGTAAAATATCAAAAGCATCCCAATCGTCTTCATTTTGCATCCAATTTAATAAATCAACAACCATTTTAGGTAATACATAATCATGACTAAATAAATAGGAAATGGCTATTTGTTTTGATTTCTTGTCTTGGGTATCGTCAGTATATATTTGAAAATAAAGTTGCTTTGTTAATTCTGACTTCCATAGTTTTGTCGTGTGCAGAATTTTATTTTGAATTCCATGTTCTATATCTATAAATCTCGCTACAAAGTCCAATTTGGAATCAGTGTTTTGCAACATTTCCAATGTTTGATGCCGCATTTGTGGAGCAACTTGATCAAAATTCAAACTTGTAAAATGCTTTTTTAATGTAGTAAAAAAATCCTCCATTTAAATATTCAAAATATTTAATTATGTAGGTAATTTTAAGCGAGCTAATTTAAAAATTAGTAATTGCTAAAAAAATCCTCCATTTAAATATTAGAAATATATAAACTCAAAAATGAAAACTATTCTCGTTACAGGAGGAACTGGATTTATTGGAAGTCATTTGTGTCAAAAACTTTTGGAAGATGCCAATAATCATATAATTTGTCTTGATAATAATTTTACTGGTTCATTAAATAATATTCGTAATTTATTATTTCCACCACATCCTCGATTTGAGTTTATTCGTCATGATGTTACTTTGCCTATTTTACTAGAAGTGGATGAGATATATCATCTTGCGTGTCCTGCGTCCCCTAAAGATTATCAGTATAACCCCATCAAGACCATAAAGACGAATATATTAGGAACACTTAATATGCTTGGACTTGCTAAACGAACTCGGGCAAAAATTTTATTAACTTCGACATCGGAAGTTTATGGAGATCCAAAAATTAGTCCACAAGTTGAAGAATATTGGGGTAATGTAAACCCAATCGGTATACGAAGTTGTTATGATGAAGGTAAACGATTAGCAGAGACATTGATGATGGAATATCATCGTAATGAAAATGTTGATATTCGCATTGCTCGTATATTCAATACTTATGGTCCTCGTCTTAATAAAAATGATGGCCGCGTCATTAGTAATTTTATTGTTGCAGCACTAAAAAACGACCCCATTACAATTTATGGACAAGGAAATCAAACGCGGAGTTTCTGTTTTGTAGACGATCAAGTACGCGGTTTGATAAAATTAATGAATTCCAATTATAATCTACCAATCAATATTGGAAATCCACAGGAAATTACCATCAAAGAAGCTGCTGAATTAATAAAGAAGTTGATCCCAGAATCGCACTCTGTCATTGAATACCACGATTTACCTGCAGATGATCCAATGCAAAGAAAACCAGACATTACAAAAGCACAAACTATTTTAGGTTGGAATCCAACTGTTGACTTGCAGTATGGATTGTTGGAAACCATAAAATATTTTAATAGTCATTTAGCGACTAATAATTAAATAATAGGTGACGAGACCAATTCCTATATATCCCAAAGTAATTACTAATGGATCGAACCAGCGGGGATAATTCTGTGTAATATTAATTTGCTTTACGAGCCAAGATATATTAGGATTATATTCAGCAATAGAGAGAATATTTGAATTGGATTGTAAATGCATTAGTGACAACACTTGAACTATACCAGTAAATTTATTATGATATTTAATTAGATATCCAATATTGAATAAAAACGAAAAGGAATTATACAAAACGGTTCCACCCAATGTCAAAGTCGATTGGTTGGTTAACGATAGAAGAAATAAAAGCAGGGTGATGAAAGACATTGTAAAAAATACATTCAAAAAATAAACCCAAAATAAGGAACTGTAATACATAAATGGCATATAAGTAATGATACTGTATACAATCGTTAAAAATACAACAATGATACTTTCCATCAAAAACTTGATATGAAATATATGAAAGTAAGGATACCATCCTTGGTCAGTCTCATTTCGTATAACTTGTAAAGATTTGAAATATTGTTCGATAAAAAGCATTGGAAACATCGAACAAGTAAAATAGCAAATGACAAGGTGAATAAAATAATTCAACTGCTCAAAATAATTGGTAGAATGGACAATTTTGTCAGTAAAATATCCATGAAAACCAATAATCAAACTTTGTAGACAAGATATAATAAAGACTACAGCAAATCTTCCCAAAATCATCGCCTTGTCTTTTTGTATGAGTAATAGCTCGCGATAGAATAAAAGTTTCGAGTACGATGGGTGTACATTTATGATTTCAAAATCCTCCGAAGCACTATCTATAGTAATCAAAGAATTATTGGACTTGTATTCGTCCTCCTCGTGAAGCGCAATATCAAAATATTCCGATTTGGGTAGCTCTTTAAGTTCAATCGGTGCAAGTGGTTGTTTAGTAAGATTTTTATTTAGAACAAATACAGATTTAAGTTTTTGTTGAATTTGAGGGCCAGGGTTATGTAAACTCATAATACAAACATTTTGGTATTTTTCAACATGT